GATAAAGATATCGTAGGTTCGTCTTGTATTGAAAACATATTTTATGTTACACGCGATGAACACTCTTCTACCAAATTAATTAATCAATAGTATATACGTATTTATGTATTGTAAATGTCTGAGCTGAAGTTTTGGTTTTATTTTGAGAAAATATGAATATTAGATTTAGTAATCCTTTTTTGTTTTTTGTAGCGATTTTATTTTATATTTGGTCGTGGCATACAACTTATTTATTCCCCTCTTTTATGTGTGGAATTTGTTTTGGTTTAATTTTTAAAAATGGAATTGATGAAAAGAATAACAATTGAAGAAGCCCAACAATATATTCCTTGTAAGGATGATTTTAATTCTAAGGGCATTGAAAAAGCTTTATATTTTACTTTAACCCCTTCTCCCAAAGGAGATGGTTGGGAGAATGTTACTTACTATACTGCTAGAAAAGCAAATATATACTTAAATAGAGATGGTGATTATGATTCTTGGGTTTATATCCTTTCAAATCCTACTATGCCTCATATGTTTAAAATTGGGTATACTAAAAATACACCCGATGAACGTGCTCGTCAAATTTCAAATGCTACGGGTGTAGCCCTTCCTTATAAAGTAGAATGGGCATTTCATTGCTATGATGGTTTTGGTTTAGAACAAGAAGTTCACCATAAATTAAATGCTTATCGAGTTAGTAATCAAAGAGAATTTTTTCAAATTTCTTTAGAAGAGGCGAAGACTTCCGTACAAAAACTTGGAGAACGGTACCTTTAGTCGTATATTTACGGGGTAAATGAGGCACGAAGCCGAGTTAATTATTAAAAATAAAGGTTATGACAAAGCAAGAAGTTCAAACATTTAGAGGAGATTTTCAAAAAGCAGTAGCTCAATTAGAAGAGCAGTATGGTGTAAACATTAGTTTAGGTACTATTCGTTTTGATGTTAATGGTTTAAGTGCGAAAATGAAAGCCGAAAAAGGTGAAAAAATCGTTCGTGCTACTAGAGCAGATTTCACAATTGGTGATATTGTTGGTATTAACCACAAAAAAGTTAATCCTACCCAAGAATTTGAAGTTATTAAAATTAATAGTAGAAACATTAAAGTTAGAGCTATTAATGTTGGTGATGGTAGAATTGGTGGTGAGTATTCAGTTACACCAGGTTTATTAATTAAAAAATAAGAGTTATGAATAAAAAAGAAAAATTATTTATCATCAATTATCTTCAAAAGAATTTAGATGAATCAGAAAAAATGTGGAATGAAGAACTCCCACGAGCTCAAATTGTTGGGTTTTTACAAGGTACTCTTAAATCATTAATCCATAGTTTAAAAGAATAATGACATTTAAAGAAACATTATTAGCAACTATTGAAGATAATCGACTAGAGATGTTGATGCCTTCACGAGAATATTCCGAGAGTGAGCTTGTATACATGCGTGGTTATAACCAAGCGCTGGAGGATATGCTTGAGGATTATGATGACGAATTATACACTATAAATCACGGTAAATACACATTTTCAATTAACTAATATGGATTATAAAAATACACTAACCCCAGAATTTTGTAAATTAGTCCAACAAATAGAAGATTCGGGACTTAATTGTGAAGTTATAGCAGAGGCGCTTACAACCATGCAATTACATCCACATGCTTCTCCTTTAACTTGTTTACAGTTAGCTGCTTACGAGTGGGATGTTTAAAAATTATTACGTATATTAAAATAAAAAGTTATGAATAAAGAATTAAAATTTGAATTAATTAATGAGTTAGCATTTTTAGTTGGATTACAACAAAAAGCCTGGGTTTATCATCCTAATAACCCAAATGCTAAAAGTATTGTAGATGAATATGCTCAACTTCAAATTGATATTGAAGCTATTGAAAAACAACTTTCAAAAATAGATTAACTCTAAGTAAATAGGGGGAGCAAAACGTAAAAACCTAAGAATACAATCGACGGATTGCTTAGGTAGGGACTCTGATGCTGCAAGCGCGCTATAAGGAGTGAAGCCCCCTTAATTTGCTACTGTGGTGGAATTGGTAGACACGAGGGACTTAAAATCCCTTGAACAGTAATGTTCGTGCGAGTTCGATTCTCGCCAGTAGTACTAAAGAGAGGTAGTGAAGCTGTAGTTAAGAAGTAGAGTGTATTAGTTTCCGAAAAAGGGTTTGTAGTAGGAAGGCGTCACTCATTGCACTTAACCAGAAACCCCGAAAGACCCGAAGCCTCTCTTTTTTATGGACTCATAGCTCAATTGGATAGAGCATCGCCCTTCTAAGGCGACGGTTATAGGTTCGACTCCTATTGGGTTCACGGGTATTGGAAGATTGGCAGAGTGGTCGAATGCACTGGTCTTGAAAACCAGCGTACCGCAAGGTACCGTAGGTTCGAATCCTACATCTTCCGCATAGGACTTTTAGCTCAGTTGGTTAGAGCACCGCACTCATAATGCGTAGGTCGTAGGTTCGAATCCTCCAAGGTCCACAATTCGCAGTCAAGTGATCACTAGTTGAGACTGTTGGGGGTAGCTTGGCTATCCCCAAATTATTTGCTATATTTATACCAAAATAGTTTATGATTAATCCAAATTTAGTTTTAGGCGCTTCAAGTCTTAAAGAAGCTTATAATGAACAATCACCTTTTCCTCATCTTGTATTTGATAATTTCTTAGATGAAACTACAGCAATGAATGTTGCTTACGAGTTAAAATACATTTCAGAAAATATGAAAGATGAAGAATGGAGATTTGATCCAAAAGACCACCATGATGATCAAGTATCAAAAAGATCTATTACTAATTTAAATAATATGTTACCTATATCTAATATAGTTACTCAATATGTAAATAATCCTCAATTTCTGGATTTTCTTCGGGAATTAACGGGGATGGAAGAGTTAGTAGGAGATTGGACATTACAAGGTGGGGGAGTACATATTACTCCTAAAGGTGGATCATTAAATGTACATCATGATTTTAATTTTTTAGGTCCTATTGAAAACCCTGAGTTGTATAGAAAAATAAATTTACTTATTTATCTTAATGAAGAATGGGAAGAAGAATGGGATGGAGATTTAGAATTATGGGAAACTGACCTATCTAGTGTATCACAAACTATTACTCCTAAGTTTAATAGAGCTGTTATATTTAATATTGAGGATGCACCTCATGGTCATCCTAAACCATTAAATTGTCCTGAAGGGGAAAGTAGAAGGAGTTTAGCTTTTTATTTTTATGACACCATCCCAGTAGGTAATAAGCTTAAAGATAGAGCTTATTGGAAAAAGGGAGATGAATTAGTATAATAAGTAAGTTGTTTCACATTAAATAAATTAAAAATTATGGAACAAATTATTTTAGCTTTCGGTTTAGGTATTATGTTAGTCAGCAATATTGTGTTGGTTTATGTAGTACTAAAGTCAAATAAAAAAGTTATGGAATATGAAAATTATATCCGTGACATTGAACACTCAATTGAAGGGGTTATTGCAACCTTCAGACAAAATGATCAAGATATTGAACGTTATGTTCAAGAAGTAGATCGTAAAGTCGATTCGCGAATCGATAAACTAGATGCTCGGGTGATGATGGAACTAGAGCGTTTTAAACAAACTTACATCAAATCTTATTAAATAAAGTATAACCGAAACAACTTACTTACATTAAAGGGGCATTTGCCCCTTTTTTGTTTATACACATTTATATATAATAGGCGCATATTCCCATGAATGACATAATATATCGCATAATAAACGCGTAAAAAGCGGAAAAACACATATTTATGTATATGGATGCAGATAAAATATTTGGATTATTTAATAATGAGGAACCTGAATCTTTGAAGGATAAGGCAGAGGCAATAGATGTACTCCTTAATTATAAGGATCATCCAATGTTCTGGGTTGGTATGTTTAAAAAATTAATCCATAATCATAAAGTATTTAATACTAAAGTAATGGATTTTTTTACTAGATTAGAGAATGAAGAATTAGATTTATATGATGTAGAAATTGCGGGTGAATTTGTAGTATATAGTAGGGCTTGGTTCTATATTTCTAAAATAGATATTTCAGATAGGACTTGTCAAGAATCTTTAGTACATTATATGGACGAATATCTAGAAACATACTTAAAATTTTCAATATCATATTGGGAAGAAACAGAAGAATATGAAAAATGTTCTCACTTAAAGTCTATTCTTGACTTTATTTTATAAATCTTAAATTTAAACTTGGTTTCCATATTTCTCTCCCGTATCTTTAGGGTACAGGAAAAGGGAATAAGGGGAATGAGAGAGAGAAGAGAAAGAAAAGAAAGAAAATGGATGAAACGAGGGGGTAATGACGCCCCCGAGATGTCCTAAATTATATAAATTATGCAACATAGAGAAATTATTACACACAAATTAGAATTGATTGAAGGGCGAATTGCTCGAATGGAATCAATGTTATCTAGAGAAAGTTCTGTTCAAGAATTTAAATTGGAAATTGAAACATCTAAAGATTTAATTCAAGATGTAAAGGATTATATCCAACGTGAACCTAGAACAGCAGGAGAAAATTAAAATAAAAAATAAAAGTTATGAATCTAACAGCAGAACAAATCCAAATGAATTGGGTAGAATTTACTACCAACATTGAAACTTATATTACGGGGGATCGTAAACAAAAATTACTTGATTTTTATAATAAATATCAAGAACGTATTATGTTGATGCCTGCATCTCATAAAAAGGAATATCACTCTGCCTTTCCTGGAGGTTATGTAGATCATGTTAATAGAGTAGTTAAAGCTGCTTTATCAATGTCTGCTGTTTGGGAAGGATTTGGTTGTGATATGACTACATTTACAACTGAAGAATTAGTATTTTCCGCAATTAATCATGATTTAGGTAAAATGGGTGATTCCGAACATGATGCTTACATATCCCAGACTGATAAATGGAGACGTGAAAAATTAGGTGAAGAATATATGTTTAATAAACAATTAGCATTCGCTTCCGTCCCCGATCGTGGATTATTCTTACTTCAAGAACACGGTATTACATATTCATTTAATGAAATGATAGCAATCCAGACACATGATGGTTTATATGATGATGCTAATGTTAAATATCTTAAAACATTTATGCCAGAACAAAAACCACGTACTTCATTACCATTTATTTTACATCAGGCTGATATGATGGCTGCTAGAATTGAATTTGAAATCGAATGGTTACCTAAATTTAAAAATAGCGTGGATGGGGTAAATAAAAATTATACATTATCGGCTAATACTAAGGAAAAAACAAAATCTACAGCTAAAGGAAAAGCATTAGGTTCTATTAAAAGCCAAGGTCTTAAAAATATGTTAGATAATTTATAATGAATATAACAATGATTACAATATTAATATTATCAGTTTTAGTTATTACTTTAGGGTATACGACTTATAACCTCCTTCGTAAAAACGAAAAGCAAGAAGATATATTAACGGGTTATATGGTTTATCTTAATAAAATATCCGATTATATTGAGACTACAGACAAAAAACTCAAAGAAATTGATTCTAAAGGAACGTTTGAATCAGATGATGAGATAGGTTTTTTCTTTCAACAAGTTAAAAATATCCAAACCGTTCTAAATAGTTTTAATATCAAAAATATATAATGTCTAAACCTGTTAGAAAAAGAAAAAAAAAGTCTAAAAATTATTTTACTCAAGATACTGAAGATGCTATTGTATTATATAATAATACTGATGACTCCGAAGTTAGAAGTAACATATATAGAGAAAGAATCCATTATGCTTTTTTCAAACTAACAGAAAATATAATTCACACATTTAAGTTTTATTATACTGAAGAAGATAATTTAGAAGATTTACAACATGAAGTAATTACATTTCTTCTTACTAAAATTCATTTATTTGATCCAACTAGAGGTGCTAAAGCATATTCTTATTTTGGAACTATTGTTAAAAGATATCTTATATTATCAAACCAGAAAAACTACAAAAAACGCATAGACAAAGCCCCAGTCTCAATATTAGAGGATGATGATAACCATTCATATACTATTGATGATAAACCAGTAAATGACCGTTTATCAATGTTTATAGACGAATATGTAGATCACTGCACCGAGAATATTTACAATTTATTTCCTAAAGGTAACGACGCTACAATAGCCGATGCTATTTTAGAATTATTCCGTAAAAGAGAAGATATAGATATATTTAATAAAAAAGCCCTTTACATCTATATTAGAGAAATGGTAGATGTAAAAACTCCAAAAATCACCAAAATAGCTAATCGATTATACGATGAGTTTAAAGACAATTACATATTTTATCTAGAAAATGGGTATACAGACTTTAAGTCTTAATATTTATGATAAACTAGAATATATGTATTATGTCACAATTAGATAGTATTATATTTGGTAAGAAAAAATTTTCCGATATTCTCGAAGAAATTTATACAAACCAAAATGAAAAAAAAAGACAAGTAACAGCATTAATATCTGAATTGAAACCATTAATTTCAGATATTGGTGATGCTACTCTTGTTGTCCCCCTTATTAAGGAATATATGGAGATTGGGGTTAAAAATGATGAACAACTCATTAAAATGGCTACAATCATCCAACGTGCTGTAAATTCTACTTCTACTGAAGGTGAATATACTATTTCAGAAGATGAAAAGGAACAACTTCTGCAAGCAATGCAAGATTTGCAAATAGACCCTAATACTGAAAAATAATGGCTATAAAAGGTATATCAGCTCTTTTAGAAGGCACTGTAGATAATATAGGTAATTTTGCACAAGGGATAAGAAATTCAGGAATAAATTTAAGAGCAGTTCGTGTTACTGGTATAATATTAGATGATAATCACCCTAGATTTGAAGAATTAGGTGGATGGAATAGTATAGGTACTATAGAATATCAAGAAGTTGATTTACCTATAAAATATCAAAAATACCCAACATCAAAACCTCTTATATCTAACCAAAAACAATTACCTTTAATAAATGAAATTGTATATTTAATATTAGCCCCTAATACAGATATTGGAGGTTTTACACAAAGTCAAAATGTTTATTATGTAAATACAATATCACTATGGAACCACCCACACCACAATGGATTTCCAAATAACCCACAAACCCCCCCAGAAGCCCAACAAAAAGATTATCAACAAACACAAGCAGGAAGTGTTCGTAGAGTAACAGACCAATCTACAGAAATAAATTTAGGAAATACCTTTATTGAAAGAGCTAACATCCACCCATTATTACCTTTTGAAGGTGATGTATTACAAGAAGGAAGATGGGGTAATAGTATTAGATTTAGTTCAACAATAAAAAATAAACAAACAGGTAAATCATTAAATGATTGGTCTCTTTCAGGAACTTCTGGAGATCCTATTACCATTATAAGAAATGGTCAAGGTCAACGTAGTGAAGAAGGATGGGTACCTATTGTAGAAGAAATAAATAATGATGATTCATCTATTTATTTAACTAGTACTCAAAGTATTCCTTTAATAGCATCTAGTACAAATTATTTTAGTTACCCCTCAGGATCATCACCAACAACTCCTGATCAATATACTGGGAAACAAATAGTAATAAATTCTGGTAGATTAATGTTTAATGCATCCGAAGATCATTTATTATTAAGTTCAGCTAAAAGTATAAGTCTATCCACACCTAATACAGTTAATATAGATTCCCAAACGTTAACTATTCAAACAGATAAAATATATTTAGGTTCTAAAAATGCAACTGAACCTTTAATGTTAGGTAATTCAACAGTAGATTTATTAAGACAATTAATAGATGGAATAAAAGCATTAACTCAAACTATAGCAATACAGGTTGGTGTTCCTCCTGGTGCTCCACTTGAACCAACCGCTACTTCTGCTAAAAACCTTATTCCTACTTTAACTCAATTAGTTAATAATTTAGATACTATAACATCAAAAGATAATTTTACTTCATAATGGCTAGTATCACCCCCCCAAATAATTTTATTAAAAATAATGGAATCGATCCCCCGTCTAATCCATTATCTAATATAGAAAAACCAAATCTTGAATTACCGGATATTGAACCAACAACTTTTAAAAATCAAATAGTTTCTTCAAATATAGATGATAATGCTCAAACTAAATTAACAGCATATTGGTCTAAAGGATCATCAGGTTACCCTGTGTTCTATGCAGAGGCTTATAAAACATATGGTAATGATCCTGAACCTACATTATTTGAATCAGAATTAGTAATTACTTATAAAGAACAAACTAGTGAACAAGTAAAATCAATAGTATCTAGAACTTTTTGGGAATTAGCTCAACAAATTCATTCTGCTGATATATTTAATGGAGTAATACCTCCTTTTACAAATGATAATGGAGAACCTTTACCAACTTCAGCACCCCCACAATATAGTGTTGCTGATTTTATATTAGATCCCCCAAAAAATGTTCCATGGCAACAACCAATTCTAACTCCAGAGGAAAAAGAAAAAGAAAGACTTGCATTAAAAGAAAAAGCTTTACAAGCTAAAAAAGATGCACAAGATAAAGTTCCAAATTTTGAAGAACTTAAAGGCGCTATTCCAAAAGATTTATTAGCTAAAGGAAAAGAAGCATTACCTCCAATTTTATACCAATTAGGATATACAGTTCTTCAAACCCAAGTAATACCTGCTCTACAAAATCTAGTAATAGAATATGTTGAGAAATTTTTTAAAGATGGAATTCAATCGTGTCCTCCTGAATTAAAAGCATTAATTGATCTAAGAAATAGAATAGTAGCTCAATTAAATAAATTAGCACAAAGAATAGATCGTATAGGTACTTCAATATCAGGTATATCTACTTTTTTACAAACATTAATAATAACAATATCAACAGTTGATATAGCTCAAATAGCATTATCTATAGCTGCTAAATTCATTCCTGTTGGATTACCCGGAGCTATTCCTGCTGCTTTGAATGATGCTCAAACATTTATAAGAAAAGCAACATTTGATAAATTAGGAAATTCTAAATTAGCACTTGCTACTACTACTATAGCTTCTACAGGATTAGTCATATCACTTATAAGTAGTTGGATATTACAAGCATTAGAAATATTATCTAAATTAGATATTTTAATACTAAATTGTGATCCAAACTCAACTCTAACCCCAGTATCAGATGATGTAAAATCATTAAGCAGAGTAGCATCAGAAGCACAAAAAACTCAAAATAATCAATCATATCAAGGTTTTATAATTGATATTGTTGAAGTCCCTTATACCCCCACAGTAAATAGATATCAAGCTGTTGGTAAAAATGCTCAAGGTATTATACTAATAAAAAGTGATCTTTCATTTACTTCAAATAACCAAACATTAATCAACGAATTAAAGTTAATTATCGACAGAGATAATTTGCAAGCTTATTAATTACTAATATTTATAACAAAAATACAATGAAAACCTCAGAACTTAAAAAATTACTAAAGGAAGCTGTAAAGGAAGCAATCCAAGAGGAGTTGCGAGAAATATTACTTGAAGCAGTAAAATCACCAAAAACAGTAGTAAATGAATCGTATGCACAACCTACGATTGAACAACCAAAACAATTAACTCCCGAAGAACGCAGAAATATGTTTTCAGGAATAGTATCAGAAATGCAACAAGGAGGTATAGCAAACTCAGCATATGCTGGTGAAATGAAAGTAACAGGACCTGTTGATGCAGTTAATGGATCTTTACCTGAAGGAAATTTAGGTCTCGACCAAATAATGGGATTAATGGGTAATAAATAATGGCGTTTGGAGCAAAACATATAGCACCTATAGATACTAAACCAGGAATTGGTGTTGGTGTTTCTATACCCTTTAATGCTCCTGGAGTATTTACTACTACATATACAACACAAAAAGCAACTCAAAGTAATTTAATTAATTTTTTCTTAACTAATAAAGATGAACGTTATTTAAATCCTACATTTGGTGGAGATATACGTGCTTTTATATTTGAACAAATAACAAATGATAATTTAGAAGGATTAAAAGAAGATATAAACTCACAATTGGGAGTATATTTTCCTAATGTCCAAGTAAAAGAATTAAATATTTTATCAAACCCAGATAATAATACCATGAATGTAGAGATGATATACAATATATTAAATACAGGAATAACAGACGAAATACAATTAGAATTTAACTAATGGCTTCAACACTAAAAAAAAGAGATATTAAGTATATTAATAAAGATTTTTCTGAATTAAGAAAATCATTAATTAATTATACACAAACCTATTTTCCAACAACCTATAACGATTTTTCCCCAACATCCCCCGGAATGTTATTTATGGAAATGTCAGCATATGTTGGTGATGTTCTTTCATTTTATTTGGATAACCAAATACAAGAAAATTTTTTACAATATGCTCGTCAACAAAATAATTTATATGAATTAGCATATATGTTTGGTTATAAACCAAATGTAACCCAAGCAGCAACAACAATGGTTGATTTCTATCAACAAATTCCTGCTAAATTATCAGGCTCAACATATGTTCCTGATTTTGATTATTCATTATTTATTCCTTCTAATTCTACTATAAATTCTACACTCAATAATAATATCCCTTTTATTATAGAAGACCCAGTAGATTTTTCTGTATCAAGTTCTGGAGATCCCACAGAAATCACAATTTATTCTATAGATTCTGTAACCTCAGATCCTGAAATATTTTTACTCAAAAAATCACGAAAAGCTATTTCTTCTACTGTTAATAGTGAATTATTTTCATTTAATGAACCAACTCAATTTTCTACAATTAATATAGAAGCTAATAATATTGTAGGTATATTAGATATTATAGATAGTGATGGAAATGAATGGTATGAGGTTGATTATTTAGGACAAGAAATGGTATTTAATTCAATTAAAAATACTAACGTAAATGATCCTAACTTATCCCAATATGAAGGGGATACACCCTATTTATTAAAATTAGAAAAAATTCAACGTAGATTTGCTACTCGATTTACATCACCAACTAACCTTCAAATCCAATTTGGCTCAGGGACAGTTAATGATAATGATGAAGAAATAGTTCCTAATCCTGATAATGTAGGTTTAGGTCTACCATTTGAAAAAACTAAATTAAATACCGCATTTTCACCTTCAAACTTTTTATTTACAAAAACTTACGGTATAGCACCAACAGGTAATTTAACTGTAAGATATTTAACTGGAGGTGGTGTTGAGTCTAATGTGGATGCAAATACGTTAACACAATTAGTTAGTAACCCAACATTTTTAAAATATAATCTTAATCCAACAACTGCGAATCAATTTCTAAATACATTAGTAGTTACAAACCCAATAGCAGCTGATGGTGGGGGTGATGGAGATACTATTGAAGAAATAAGACAAAATTCCTCAGCAAATTTCGCTTCACAGTTACGTAATGTAACTCAAAATGATTATTTAGTTAGAGCCCTTTCAATGCCTGCTAAATATGGAGTAGTATCAAAAGCATATATTGAACCAACTCAAGCAGAAACATTATCTGCAGGAGAATCAAACTCAGTATTAGATTTATATGTTTTATCTTATAATAATCTTAATCAATTAACTACATCAACCCCCGCATTGAAATCAAATATTACAACTTATTTATCCCAATATAGAATGGTAAATGATGCTGTTAATATTAAAGACGCATTTATAATAAATTTTGGAGTCAATTTTGATATTATTGTACTCCCAGAATATAATAGTAATGAGATTTTAATACAATGTATAAATGCACTTAGGGTTTATTTTGCTATAGATAATTGGCAAATAAATCAACCAATTGTTTTAAGAGATATTTATGTTCTTTTAGATCAAATTGAAGGTGTCCAAACAGTAAAAGATATTAAATTTACTAATTTAGTTGGAGAAGATTTAGGATATTCTAAATATTCATATTCAATGGAAGCAGCAACATCTAATAATGTAGTATATCCTTCTTTAGATCCAAGTATTTTTGAAGTCAAATACCCTAATACAGACATTCAAGGTCGTGTAGTACCTTTATAAAAACATAAAAATGGCAATATATAAAATTTTCCCTACAAAAGACGCTACATTATATTCAATGTTCCCTAACATGAACACTGGATTGGATGAAGTTATAGAAGCTACTGAAACATCAATAGCACCTGAAGGATCAACTAACCCCCAAGTTAGTAGGTTTTTAATTAATTTTAACCAAGATAGTATCAAGGATATTGTTGATAATAAAATTAGTGGTTCTTCCTGGGATGTTAACTTAAGATGTTTTGTAGCTAAAACAACGGGTTTATCTCTAACAACAACTTTAGATATACATGCTGTTTCGGGAACTTGGGATATGGGAACAGGAAAATATTTAGATTCCCCTATATCAACAGATGGGTGTTCTTGGATATTTCAAGCATACTCAGGTAGTACA